CATCGCATACGCTGCGCAAGCCGTAGGCATCATAGCGTCTATTCGTTCAGCGACATCCAAGATGAAATCTGCAATACCATCAGGAGGCGGAATTTCGATTGCTGCTCCATCTATTCCACAGGCTACCGTTCCACAGGTTAACACAGTAGGAAGTTCAGGAGTTAACCAATTAGCTAGTGTTGTAGAAAGTTCAATGAATAGACCTATCAAAGCATTTGTAGTATCGAAAGACGTTAGTACTGCACAAGAAATGGATAGGAATATCATTAGCCAAGCAGGAATTTAGGTATAAAAATGCAAAATATTTAACCGTAAACGTTATATAGATATGCGTATAGTAGAACTCGTATTGGATGAAGAGCAAATTGGTATCGAAGCTATTTCCGTTGTGGAGAACCCAGCTATCGAAGAAGATTTCATTGCTTTAAAATCGGAGGAAGTTAAACTTGCTGAAATGGATAAAGAGAAACGTATCTTGTTAGGCGCGCTCTTGATTCCAAATAAGCCCATTTACCGAAAGAACGCTGACGATGAATGGTATATCTACTTTTCCAAAGACACCGTTCGTAAAGCTTCTGAAATGTACCTCATAAAGGGTAATCAAAACAACTCTACACTTGAGCATCAATACTCGTTAAATGGTTTGACTTTAGTTGAATCTTGGATAGTTGAAGACCAAGAGAAAGACAAAAGTGCATTCTACGGAATGAAGTTACCAGTAGGCACTTGGATGGGTGCGGTTAAGGTAAACAACGACGAAGTCTGGAATGATTACGTCAAGACTGGCAAGGTAAAAGGATTTTCGATTGAAGGATATTTCGCCGACAAGATGCAAAAGGATGAAGAAGCTAAAGCCGCTGCCACATTAAATGCGATTAAAGCTATTCTGAATGGTTAAGAATACCTCATATAAGGTTCAGGTAGATGTTGACACGGATGATGTAAGAAACGCTTACCAAATAGAAGATGGGGCGTATGTTACCACATCATCTGGTGCGTACACCGTTTGGAATGGAGAATGGCGTAAGATTTACCCACAAGGAGGTGTAGATTCAGGTTTAGGATGGGCAAGATATGATGATGGGCAATACACATCTGCAAGTAAGCTATCATTAACAGATGGCGTTGAGGTGATATTACCAAACAATGGAGCAACAAGTTACCGGTCCCATACGGGTTTTGATTTGTATAATTCAGCTACCAATAAGGTATTAGCTGATTTTGAGAATGACACCTATTTAATGACCATAGTATTTAAGATGTCTTCTGCTCACGCTAACCAAACGTATCTCGAACTCGTCTTAGAGGGCGCAAACGGCACACCATACGACAGAATCAGAGACACCATTATATTTCCGAAGGGTAATAATGTGACACACGACTACCACGGAATGTTTCAATACTACGCTGATGCCAATTTTGTGAATGCTGGAAGCGAATGGAAGATTACCGCAATAGGTAATACTGCTCAAATTTGGGATATAATATTTTTCATAAATAAAGTACAAAGCTATGGATAAGGACAAGATACCAAGCTACACAAGCCCAAAGAATAGTTCAAGAGCGTGCCTGTGCAAGGACACAAACACCTATTCAAGGAAATGCTGCGATGGCTCGTTATGGGCGCAAGGCATAGGAAGTATATATCGTAATTCTTAAATATAAAAACAATGAATACACAAAAAACCGTATTAAAAAAAATCGCTCAATATAGCAAGATACAAAAAGAAGAACTTGCTTCTAAAGAAGAACTTGCTTCTGAAAAGGTTAAGTTAGGAAGTATTTCAGCTATCAAAGGTGCTATAAATATTCTTAAAAGTCTTGATGGTATTGGGACTAAAGCTATTGAGAAATTTGAGGCGAAATTTAAAGATTATTATAACGAATATGATAATGTGGTAAAAGCAAGAAACGTTATATACAATTTCGTAGAAAGAGAAGCGGTGGGAATTGAAAAAACATTTGCTTACAATGCAAAAGAATTAGGTATTAATCCAGAAGATTTTGCAGAGTATAAAGAATTGCAAAAATGGATTTCCGAAGGTAGGGAAGTTTGGAAAGTTATTGATAAAGATTATAAAAGACCTAAATTTTAATTAATATAAATAAATATGAAATCAACTGATGCAATTAGCGCTATACGGACGCTCCTAGGGATGGAAGTGAAGTTGGCGCAAATGAAACTCGAGAACGGTACGGTGTTAGAAGCCGAATCATTTGAGAAAGACTATGAAGTTTTCATAGTAACCGAAGATGAGAAGGTTGCACTTCCTGTGGGCGAATACGCTCTTGAGGATGGCAAAGTCTTGGTAGTGGTAGAAGAAGGTATCATTTCAGAAATCAAAGAGGTGGAAGAAATGCCTGAAGAAGAAGCCGCTCCTGAAATGGCTGAAGAAACGCTTTACGTTACAAAAGAGGAGTTCTCCGCTGCTATCGAAGAAATCAAAATGATGATTGAAAAGATGGTAGAGATGAAAGCTGACGCTCCTGCTGAAGAAGTTAAGGAAGAACTTTCCGTAACAATCGAAGAGGATGCACTTGCTCAAGTAGAAGCACAACTTTCTCAAGAACCTGCTGCTGCTCCTTTAAAGCATTCACCTGAAAGCAACGCACAAAGACAAATGTTCAAGCTTTCTCCTAACCGAAATTTATCTACCAGAGATAAAGTATTACAAAAAATTTCTAATCTATAAATCAATTTAAGTTATGGCTACTACAACTAGTATCACTACTACTTACGCTGGCGAATTTGCCGGTAAGTATATCGCTGCCGCTCTTCTGTCTGGAAAGACCTTGGAAGATGGTGCGATTGAAATCAAACCAAACGTTAAGTATAAAGAAGTAATCAAGAAGGTTGCTGCTGATGCTAACGTGATTAAAGATGGTTCTTGCGACTTCACCGACACCGGAACTATCACCCTAACCGAGCGCATTCTTCAACCTGAAGAGTTCCAAGTAAATTTGGAATTTTGTAAGAAAGATTTCCGCTCTGACTGGGAAGCTGTTCAAATGGGTTATTCTGCGTTTGACAACCTGCCTCCTTCTTTCAGCGATTTCATCATTTCTCACGTTGCAGGAATGGTAGCTGAAAAGACCGAAAACAACATCTGGGGTGGTGCTAACGCTACCGCAGGGGAGTTCGATGGGTTTACTGTGCTTATGGCTGCTGATGCTACCGTAAATGATGCACCTAACCTTACCGAGACTGCGTTCTCTTCTACAAATGTAATTGACCTTCTAGGAAGTGTGGTTGACACTATTCCTACCGCTCTATTCGGTAAGGAGGATTTGACTATTTACGTTCCCCAAGCTGCTTACCAAGCCTATATCCGTGCATTGGGTGGATTTGGTGCTTCTGGTCTTGGTGCTGCGGGTGTTAACGCTGCTGGGACACAATGGTACAACAACGGGAATGCTCTTTCTTATGAAGGAATCAAAATGCAACTTGCTCCCGGTATGCCATCTGACCACATCGTTGCTGCCCAAAAATCAAATCTTTACTTCGGTACCGGTTTGTTAAACGACCAAATCAACGAAGTCAAGGTTCTTGATATGTCAGATTTAGACGGTTCGCAGAATGTACGTGTAGTAATGCGATTTACTTCCGGAATCCAATATGGTATTGGTAGCGATTGTACCTTGCTTACCCTTGCATAATTCAACGGGGAGGGTTAACGCTCTCCCTTATATTTAACTTCTAAATCTCAACATATGGCTTGTTCAGTTTCAAATGGAAGGGTGTTGCCGTGTAAGAGTTCAGTAGGTGGTTTGAAAAGTGTTTACTTTGCCCCTTACTCGGCTGTTACTGCTGCACTTTCTCCATCGTCTGGAAGCATCACACTAAACGATGCCGAGGACTTCTATAAATATGAGATTAAGGGTAATTCGTCGTTAGAAACCGCTATCAACTCTTCAAGAGAGAATGGCACGACTTTCTACGAGACTACCTTAAATCTCACCTTAACATTCTTGGACGTAGCGACACAGGAGCAAATTAAATTACTTGCTCACGGTCGTCCACAGGTAGTGGTAGAGGATTACAACGGGAATTTCTTCTTGGTGGGTAAAGATAACGGATGTGAGGTTACTGGAGGCTCTATTGCTACCGGTGCTGCTATGGGTGATTTAAGCGGCTTTACGCTTTCGCTTGTTGCTCAAGAAACCGCTCCTCCGTTCTTCTGTGACGAACCAACGGATGATTCAGGTACACCTATCAATCCAACACCTTAATTTAGGTACACTTAATTAAAGGGAGCTTCGGCTCTCTTTTTTTTTGCTTAAAAATGTTAAAATTTGCATTAGCTATTGTTTATTCACATTTGTTGATTATATTTGTTGAAACAAAACAAAGAAACGATGGAAACTACAAGAATGACATTAGCAGATTACCAAGCAAAAGTAAAAGCTAGTCAAAGTGATGATGTTTATTTAGCTAAAGCTATGAAGGCTAAATCACACGGCTCGCCATTAAGCATTGAAGAACTTGTTGCTACTTTCAAAAAGTCAGACGAGAAGAAAGCTAAAAAGAACAAAAAATACACCGCTAAATTTCAAGCTAAACAAGTTATCCAAGCACAGGTAGATGCTGAATGGGCAGCTATGACTGAAGGTCAAAGATTACAACGCACCGAGGATATCCGTAATGAATCACTTAGAAATCAATTTAAAGCCTTATAAGATGCCGACTATTAAACCAAAACGTTCAGATTTCACATTTCTAAGCGCAGGACACGGACACTACCGTGTTAGCTACACATCGACGGTAACAGGTAAGACTTGGACACGAGTAATTTCAGATATGGAATTGATAGACGCTACCAAGAATGCGGAGAACCCAAGAGTGAACAGATTAGAGGATTTAAAACGAACAGTTAAATTTTAACAGAAAATTAAGCAAATTTTAGACAGATGAAAGCAATAGAAGTAATAGACAAGATAAGCCGTAAAGGCATTTGGATAGTAGCATTTTTAGTATTATTTTCGATAATAAGAAGTTTTCTTTGAAGTTAGGTTGGTTAGTTAGTTTGAAGAGAGAGCCCCGTAAGGTTCTCTTTTTTTTTGCTTTGATGCAAAACTTTCTTTTTTATTCGTTATATAGTTAGTGAAGCATTAAGCTGAATTATGAAAGTACTTACAACAAGCACCGATCCACAGACCTTGAATGTGATTCCCAGAAGCTATCCTACTTCCGTTACATTGAAGCTACGGGATGATTCCAAGAACACAATTAGCACTTACACAGTTGCTGCTTCTAACGTACAAGGCTATTTAACGCTTTCTAATGCGTTTACTCTCGTTGAGGGTAGGTTCTATGACTTGACGATATTAGATGGCTTAGATGTAATTTACAAGGATAAGATATTCTGTTCTGACCAAGACATCGACCAAGATTTAAACGACTATTACTCGGTGAACAAGGACGTGTATGTTTCTGAAGATTCACGAGATAACGAATTTATAATTATATGAAGAAACCAAAAAGCGAAGTTAGTGTAGTTGCACTCGCTTCTTACTCCTCCCCTAAGATTACGGAGGTTAGAAATAAGCAATGGGTAGCTTATGGTGACGATAACGACTACTTTCAATATTTGATTGACAGGTACAACGGCTCTCCGTCGAACAACGCTATCATCAATGGTATTTCAGAGATGATTTACGGACGTGGTTTGGATGCTACGGATTCCTCACGTAAACCTGACCAATATGCCCAAGCGATTACGATGTTCCATAAGGATTGCGTGCGCAAGTTGGCGTACGATTTAAAATTAATGGGGCAATGTGCTATTCAAGTAATCTATTCTAAGAATAGAACTAAGATAGTTCAGGCAGAGCATTTCCCGGTACAAACATTAAGAGCCGAGAAAGCAAATGAAGATGGTGATGTAGAAG